TCTTCTAATAGATAAAACTTGTTGTGACTGTTCCTCTATAGTTACAATATACGGACAGGCAGTATCATAATCTTCTATTTCAAGATAACAGTGTTGTTCTAGTAGTGTATACTGTGGGTCACTATCAGTAGAAGGAGTAAGACCTAATACTGTGTCCATTTTTTCTGCCATTGCAGATTGCTTTGGTAATTCAGGGTCAGGTAAGTCTATATCTCTATACATACCTGCATTAATCTGTCTTGCAAGTTCTATAGGACTTCTATAAAGAATATGAGTATATCTATCTGCTCTTCTTAAATCTGTTGCATAATAAGATACATAAAATTGGTCAATAGGTACAAACTCACTAACAGGTCTATTTAATGAGTCATCATAGTATATCTTTTTAACTGCAGAGCCTAGTAATGGCAAGTGAAACAACATTCTTTCTGTTTCATCAAAAAACTCAGGCATTTGTTCTGATACCTGATAATTCATAAAGTTTTGTACTCTATTAGCCTGTCTTTGCTTTGACTCTGTAACATCTCCTAATATCTGTACTTTTACAGGTCCTTTAGACGGAAATAACTCTCCACTTGCTTTACTTTGAAACTTAACTGCAGATTCAATAAGTAATGGATGTACTGCAGTTGCTGCACCTTCAAAAGGTTCAGTAGTATCTTCAAGTTTTAAACCAAGTAAGTCAAATCCTCTTTCAAACATTGACTCCCATTCTGACCTTGAGTTTTTATCTGCATCATACTTATCCATTACAGTATTTGCAATTTCCTGTAAATCTGCTTCTTCCATTTGTTCTGCAAGATTTTCATAAAAAGTTGCAGCTACTTCTGCTTCTTCAGGGTCAAAGTCTAATTCACCAAACTCAACTTCTAACTCACCTGTTTCAGGGTCAAGTTCAAAGTTTACATTATCAGTTCTTTTTTCTTTTTCTAGGTCTAGATTGATAATGTTCGTTTGTTTCTTTTCCTCGTTTGGGTTCTTCTCTACTGCCATTCTCTTCCCTCGTTAAATTTTTTTTAAACTTAAAAAAATCGATATCAATTAATCTTGCATTACCTATTCTTATAGGTAACTTATTACACTTACAATAGCTACTGTATTTTTTTGCACCACATTCATAACAGTATGTAACAGGATTATATCTGAATATCTCCATTATACTGTTATACTCTCCAGTATGCAACTCTTTTGTCTTTTTTACTTCCATCATCCTCCCACGAAGGGTCTTCAGGATGTGTTAAGTTCCAACTATCTTTCATGTAATGTATTGCCATACTTAAACAGTCTACTTGGTCATCATGTGAGCCATTTGGAAATGACATACACTCAGAAAACAAATCATCTGCCCATACTTTATTTTTAGGTAACCATACTCTTCCTGCTTCCATCATTGGTGTAGATGCATATACTCTTGCAATCTTGTCCTTATCAGGCAGATAGTCTAATACAGGCAGTCCTGCTCTACGCATATCTTGTATTAGTGACTGTCCACTTGCCTTTCTTTCTATAATACATACATCAGGTCTAAACTCTTTATACAAGTCTTGGGCAATTCGCCTGAGTTCAGGATATTCATATCTACCTTTAGTATTACCTAGTAATATTAAATGAGATGAAAAACCATCATCCTCGTCATAGTCATTAAATATTCCCCATGTTTGTATTACACTAAAGTCTGCAGTTCTACTTGTACTAAATGCAGTATCATATGTCTGTATTATAAACTCACACTCAGGTGGTTCATCATACTCCCACCACTGTATATATTTCTTTTTAATAATACCACCATCATCAGGAGATGGGTCTTGCATATATAATGAGTTCCAATACCTTGCACCATTACTTGCTCGTATTTCTTCTTCATCTATTTTTAATATCTTGTCAGATTTCCACTCAGGAAAATAGGAACTACCTACAGGTAAACCTAGTAACTCTGCTGCTTCCTCATTTAACCATGCAGGAATACTAATTACTTCCCATGAATATGTATTCTGCTCTGCAGTTTTTTCCTGCTTTAATAACCATCCACATAAGTCATCATAGTGATACCTAGTATTAATAATAATAATTGCACCATTTGGCATAAGTCTAGTTCTTAAACCTGCAGGATACCACTCTTTAATATACTTTCTACCTGTCTGACTAAACGAATCTTCTTCTGACATAACGTCATCAAGCAGTGCAATGTTTGCACCTCTACCTGCTACCTGACTTCTTACACCTGCTGCGTAGTATGAACCATTCTTATTTGTTTTCCATTTACCTGCTGCCTTAACATCACTACGTAATGCAACACCTTTAAATATTCTTTGAAACTTTTCAGTATTAACTATATCTCTTACAGTTCTACCAAAGTCAGATGCAAGTTGGTCACTATGAGATACTGACATTATTTCATGGTTTGAAAAGTTACCTATATACCATGCAGGAAATAATTTACTACATATTAAAGATTTAGAGGAACGAGGTGGCAGGAATACCATAAGTCTCTTTATATCACCATCTACTACACCCTGTAGTTTTTGACATAATAGTTTTATATGCTTACCCATTTTAAAATCAGATACAAGAGTAGGAGCAAATATCTTTACAAACGTAAGAAAGTCATCTTTTGCTCTTAAATTAGTATATGTATCTAAGTTTATTTTAAAATCTAGGTAATTTTCTAGATTAGTTGCTGCTTCCATTATGTATTTATTTTACTACCTTCTTTAGACATATCCAAACACTTATATGCTTTTGCATAATATTGTGGTAAGTAGTCAGGTATTTCATGTGAAATAGTATATGCTCTTGCTAAACACTTGTCATGGGTTTTATGTGGACTATATAAATCTTCTAAAGTTACACATTGAGTTGGATTAGATACTAGACAGGCTAGTACAAATAGTTCATACATTTATTATTCCTTTTTTATTTACAAAATTATTATAACACTATTGCATAAAATAAAAAAGTATGTTATTTTATTATTTAGACACAGGGGAAAAGAATAGTACCCCATTCCTATTGCAATTATATATTGCTTTATTTCCAAAACAATAAATACTTATATTAACTTAATGAGCGGCTGCCTGTGCTGCCATAGTTAAACCTGTGAAATTTTAAAAATATTTAGGGGTAGGGTATATATATATAGTATACACACACGTTTTTTTGCTAGGGGTATAGACTATTTAGATTTATTTAGTCAAAAAAATGACATTTTCTATTTGGATACATAGGAATCAATATATTACTATATAAATTTTTAAATGTTTCCTCTATCCAATTAGAATGATTAGATAGAATTACATTTAATCTAATGAGTTTATATTATGCATTATTTACATACCATATGTAATTATTTATGTTCTAATATAAACGATTGATTTACTTAGATATTCTAATGATGGATACTTAGGAATCAATATATTAGCTATATAAAATTTATATTAAAAACCATTAACTTAAAAAGGGAAAATGATTATGACTAAAGCATACGTAATAACTAAGAATGATGAAGCTAGAACATTCAAAATAAATCCATATAAAGAAATACAAAAAAAGAAAGTAAAAGAATTATTTGATAATTTACTAAATGAATTATTATCTATTAATCCTAAACACGTAGATATAATTGATTTATCTAATATATTAAATGCTAGAAAGAATGTATTAGATAACTTGGATACATAGGAATCAATATATAAACTATATAAAATATGAAAGGGAAACTAATGAAAATACAATCTAAAGAATTAAAAGATATACAAGAGAATAAACAATTAGATAACATAATTGATATTCAATTAAATTACTTATATGACGATATACTTACAGAATTAAGTAAACATAATAGAAGGCATCATAAGTATACTATTAAAAAGCAAAAGGAATTAAACAAACTAATAATTAAACTAATAGTAACACAATCTAAAATAATGGAGATTATATAATGTGGATAAAAGATAAGGAATTTGAATACAAAATTCCAAGTAGACCAACAAGAAAACATTTTATTGAATTGGTCAATATCATTGTTAGTAATGAATACGAATTAGAGGACATAGTAAAAATTGTAAAGTATTGCAGAAGTAAAAATCCTAGATTTAGTTCAGAAATATTTTACAATGCTATTGAAAATAAATACGCAATGCTAGATTAATCAAGTATACCTTGTTAGGTAGGTTTCCCCTTCCTACCTAGCGAAGTATATTTGAACTATGGATACATAGGAATCAATATATACTAACAAGCAATAACAACTAAATGAAAGGAAAAGACATTGCTTAAAAATCAAACTTATAATCCTAAAGGATTTAAAACTTTCTCTATCTCTCATAACAATGGTAGCGATAATGCACCTACGTTAACGAGTGTTACTTTTAGAAATAGCAATCAAAACTTAATTGATGGCAAGTGGTGTACTACTGAAAGCTTTATTGAGTCACTAGCTCAAAAGCTTAATGTTAGTGTAAGCTCAATTAAGTTAGTTGATTAAATTAACTATATAATTTAATTAGCTAAATAAATTATAAAGGGAAGCATATTATGTGCTTCCTTTTTTTATGAAAGGAAATTAAATGTAT